TTACATACAAACAAACAACTTTACTTTAAAACATATAAACTTTAATGAGCATATAGATGATACCTGGATGGTATTAGCTAGGACCTTAACAGAATTAAAAGAGTTAAGAGCTTATGCTAAAGATATGGGACTATTCTTTAAGACATCATCTGGTTATCCATCTGTGAATGCTACCCATTGGAAAGCTATTGAGATATGGGATAAGTTAATGAAAGACGAAGAGATTGGTATTCAAGAAGTTGGATTGGTTTATTCTTATATTAGAAACATACAACATGGTTGGAGAAAAACAGATAACAAGAGATGGTCAAAGATAACTAAAGATAAGTTTAACTATAGATATTTACATCTTAACTGTGGACTACAAGAGGAACAGGGATCATGGACAACGGCACTAGATATAGACATTCACAATAAAAATTATATAAATAAGTTACTTGAGAGAGGAGTTAAGTCCGATAGTGTACCTAAAATTACTATCGATAAGATTCATCAAGTGAAGGGAAAAGAGGCGGATCATGTAGTTATTTGGGAACAATGTCCTAAAATATGTACTTTACAAGATAAAAATAGTAGAGAAAGAGACGCCGAATTAAGAGTTTGGTATGTAGCTGTAACAAGAGCTAAAAAAGGTGTGCATATAATTCAACCAAATAAACCATATGGACATCACATGCCATTAACAGCAATAGGAAACGGGAGATATAGAATATGACAACTAAAAATATGTTTGATGAAGCATTTCCACAAGATAAACAAATTGGCGGGAATCACTATAAGGAGTTTACCATTCAACCGTATGAATTTATTTCAAAAAATAATTTATCATTTTTTCAGGGGAACGTTGTGAAATATGTTTGTAGATATTTGAAAAAGAATGGTATAGAAGATTTAGAAAAAATTATTCATTACTGTGAATTAGAGAAAAAGAAAATGAGGGATACTAATGAAAAGAAGAAAAAATAAATGTCGTATCAAATTAGTGTAATTATGAAAAATACTGAATGGGTAACACCAAGTGAGTTTCCAGATTTATCTGAAGAATCTGAAATAGCAATTGACTTAGAGACTAGAGACGAAAACATGAAAAAGCTTGGCACTGGTTGGGCTAGGAATGATGGAGAAATTGTAGGAATTGCAGTGGCTGCAGGTTCCTTTAAAGGATACTATCCTATTAATCATCAAGGTGGTGGTAATTTACCTAGAGGTAAAGTTATTGCATGGTTTCAATCAGTTTTAAAAACAAATGCAGATAAAATATTTCACAATGCACAATACGATTTAGGTTGGATTAGAGCACAGGGTTGGGAAGTTAAAGGTAGGATTATTGATACCATGATTGCTGCAGCATTAATTGATGAGAATAGATTTAGTTATTCATTAAATGCATTAGGTTTTGATTATCTTGGAGAAATTAAAGCAGAGGATGAGCTAAAAGAAGCCGCTGCCCAAAGAGGTCTAGATGCTAAAGCTGAATTATGGAAATTACCCGCTATGGACGTGGGTTTTTACGCAGAACAAGATGCTGCACTTACCCTAAAATTATGGAATTATTTTAAGCCTACATTAGTAAAAGAAAATTTATTAAATGTTTGGCAACTAGAAATGGAGCTATTGCCTATACTTATAGGTATGAGAGAGACAGGTATAAGAGTAGATATAGATAAAGCGGAGATTTTGAAAAAGACTTTATTAGCTAAAGAATTAGAATTAATGAAGAAGATCAAAGGTTTAACAGGCCAAGATGTCGAGATATGGGCAGCACGGTCAGTGGCTAAAGCTTTTGACCAACAAAAAATTAAGTATGATGTTACTGAAAAATCTAAGGCACCTTCTTTTACAACTAATTGGTTGGAGAATTGCAATCACCCCCTCGCAAGGTATATAAAGGACGCCAGAGAAATAAATAAATTACATTCAACGTTTATTGACTCCATATTAAAATACGAACACAAAGGTAGAATACATGCAGAAATTAATCAACTTCGCTCTGACATGGGTGGGACTGTCTCTGGCCGTCTCTCTATGGCTAATCCTAATCTTCAACAAGTACCTGCCAGGAGCAAGGAGTATGGCAGACTTATTAGAGGCCTCTTCTTACCAGAAAAAGGATGCAAGTGGGGAAGTTTTGACTATTCACAGCAAGAACCAAGACTTGTTGTACATTACGCAGCCACAACAGATAAAGCACTAGGTGGTTTACAAGGATCACAACAACTTATAGATGCCTATCAAAATGATGACGCGGACTTTCATCAGACCGTAGCATCAATGGCTGGAATACCAAGATCACAGGCTAAAACTATTAACTTAGGAATCTTTTATGGTATGGGTTCTGGAAAATTATCTAAACAATTAGGTATATCATTTGAAGAAGCGAAAGCATTGTTAAAAGAATATGATGCCAAGGTACCTTTTGTTAAACAATTAGCAAACAGAGTAATGCAACAAGCAGAGAAGTCTGGATCAATTAAAACTTTGTTAGGACGTAAGTGTAGATTTGATAAATGGGAGCCAAAGTCTTTTGGTTTACATAAAGCTATGACTGAAAAAGAATATATTGCAGAGTATGGTAGTTTAAATTCTGCTAAAAGAGCCTTTACATACAAAGCATTAAATAGATTAATACAAGGTAGTGCAGCTGACCAAGTCAAAGCAGCGATGATTAATTGTGATAAGCATGGTCACGTACCTATGCTACAGATTCACGATGAGTTATGTTTCAGTGTAGAGACAGAAGAAGATGAAGCAGGTATAGAAAAGGCCATGGTTAATAATCCTGCAGTGGATCTGGTGGTACCTTCTAAAGTAGACAAAGCTTTGGGTGATGATTGGGGAGAAGCTACGTAATGTTTGATAAAAAAATTGCTTGGCCTAAGTACCAACTTATAGCTAAACGAATTAAAGTATTTCCAATAAATGAAATTAAAACACATCCCACGCACAACGAACACAAACAATTAATCCAAAAAGATATAGACAAGAATGGATTTTTAAATCCCCCTGTTATTCGTGCATTTGATAAATGGTGTGTTAGTGGTAACCATACCTTAACTCTCATGAGCAAAGAATACGATCATTGTATTTGTTATGAAGCAATGAATACTAATGAAGAAAAATTTTTATCTCGAATAAATAAATTAGTGTGGGAAAAAATAAAAAAGGGCGAAGAAGTTCGTGACTTTGAGTTCATTTTTAATGATTCAAAGTTAAGTACACTAATAGACTCGTGCAGAGTATTGCTAGAACCTTAATTATCCAGCAAAAGAGTGGTTTTCACCATTCTTCATATTAACGTTAGCATATCTAACGCTATCTTCTTTTAACTGTCTGACAACTGTTTTCAATTGATCTTGTATTGAAGCCATCTCTACAGTTACGTATCCGCCGTTTTCTAAGAAAGCTCTATTCCACTTATTCTCAAGCTCAAGCTTCTTGGCGAACAGTTTGTTGGGTTGTAACATTAGCTACCTCCTCATATGTTATAAAGCAGTAATCAGGCCTGTACATTGACTCATCACCTACAGGATGTAACGACCCCGCTTTAACTTTATTAACGAAGTCCATACCCGCCGCATCTACGTCTGCTGCTGAGATTGTGTTATCCCAGTACTTTCCAGCATATCTGACTTGGATACGATATGTCTTCATAAGATATTATAGTGTATATCTAGCCCTTTTTCAAGACTTCCATCGGGCTTGACAGGATCTGTATGAAAACAAGAAATTTGCATTGTTAAGATGGGTATTTTATTTTCGTCCATTTTATTTTTGATTTTTTGAGCTTTAGTATTAGCAGCTTTTTTACATTCTTCAAGCGTTTTATGATATACCATTGGGCTGTCCCAAAAGTTTACGCACTTTTGACCAAGCGAATCGGATAGATCCACGACACATAAGGCCCCAATTAATACCCAACCTGATATTGTAGAAATGAACATTAAGTATTTTAGCACTTGACATTGTTATTTACAAATTATATCTAGATAAGATATGACAAAAAGTAAAGCATGGGAAGAAGCGAAAGCTCAAATTGATGACATTCTAAATAGAATGTACGATAAAGATGCTTTGGGTAATCCCTTGAATGAAAACAGCCCAG